ATACGTGACCGACGAGTTAAAGGAGCGCAACAAACAGAAGGGGCCGCCGCTGGTCTGATAGTAATAATCTGAATAGTGTGTTGTTTCAGAACCTCCGACAGCGGTAGGAACAACATCAAAATAAGGGCCGCTTTCCGCCGCAAGTCCGGTTATCCAACCATCGCCACCCGCATACGCATTAACATTCCTTTGCGTTCCGTCCGGGTCGGTAATAGTCCAAACCCTATCTTGAATTGATACATTCTGAACCCATTCATATTGGCCGCCGAAAACACCTTCAAGCCCCAGCCCGTTTACATAGCCGGACGTTTCGTTTACGGTATCCCTATTGCCCTTTTGATTAGTTGTGCCGGTAGTAGTGGCGGGGGAATAAGTTGCGCCGCCAACCCCTAAAACAGCTTGCAAATTTCGGTTGCCATAACGAGCGTAAAGCATAAAAGCAATAACACAATGTTGCTGGAAATCAATCAAACGGTAACCCGCCCCGCGAGCCGCTGCGTAGCTGGCAAAATTTGTATAAGTTGTGCTTGTGGTTGGCGTTACGCCACTACGGCTATATAGTTTATTTCCGGTCTGATAGGCTTTGTAAGCCCCTACCAAACTGCGCGGAACATGTTTAAATGTGCCGTCAACATTATATTCTGCGAAACGGTAACGGAATTTATTTGCGTCGACTTGTTCCCATTTATAGTAAAATTCAGGAAAATCAACCATTACGTCGCCTTCATTTCCGTTTAGTTGCGCCGCTGTGCCATCTTCATAATAATTACTATCTGTGTCCTTCAGGTAGGCGATAGTAACCTGTCCGTCGGCAGTCTTTTTGCACAGGCAACGACGAAACTTTGATAGAATAGTAGCAAGAACGCCGCTGTTTATTTCGCCCGTAATATTTTCCGGGTCGCTGATTGACTTATTGAATGTAATGCCAGCATCCACAATCTTTTCATACTCAAAATTAACAGTACGGGTTACAGCATTCGCGGTAAAAGTTTGTTCCGAAGGGGTTAAATAACCGGCAAATTCATCAACAGACACTTTATAACTTATTCCGAAAGGCACTTTTATAACCACATTCGCACCGGTTCCGGTTCCAATGACTTCCGAATTGCCACTGTTTACAATCCTGACAGTACGCCCGGAACAGTCCGCTGCATCATTCGTTGACACATTTACGGTTACTTCTTCAGTACGATAAACAAGGCTTATTTCCCTTTTATTGCCACCTACGGCAACATAAGTTTGTGTTTCAGGGGAAAGATAACCGGTAATATCAGCGGGTATTACTTGATATTCTACCGACATCGGAATAGTAGCGGACAGCTCCGAACCCGACCAAACAAGATCGGTTTGCTGACCGGAATACTTAATAGAAACGACAACACCGTTAAGGGCGGCATCGGCTCCCTGATTGCTGGATAATACAATTTTTACCGTTTCAGAAAAAGCGGAACCATCAGAACCGGCAATCTGCCAATCTGCTTTGCCTTCTTCCGTAATATCATACAACTGATAAAAAACATACTTTTGATTTTCCGTATCAAAGACGCGGCACTGTTGACCTATCGAAAAGGCGCGGGTTACTTCGCCGGATTTATACGTTAAAGTTTCTTCGGTCGGTTTTTCCGGTAAAGTTGGCGTTTCCGCAAACTTGCCATCCAAAGAAGCAACCAAATTCTGTACTATTTCTATTTTTTTATCCAGCAGACCCAAAGAAGCATAAAATTCTTCTTTTGTACCTTTCCATCCGCCAAGCTGTGCAGCTTCCCACGCGCTTAACCCGTATTCATCCAGTTTGCTATAAGGGCGCAGACCGTCTGATAGTTTGGTTATGATTTTACCATCTGTCCTACGTTCAAACAGCCACACATTTTCGACAATAATAGACGTGTCGGCCGCCCATTCCGCTGTCGTTTTTACAATTTGTTGGTACACATACGCACCTGTTGTTGCACTTTCACTCATGATAAATAACCTTGTTTAATTAATATACTCGCTTTTGAAAAATTCGTTTGCCCGGTCAGATATACTGCACCGCCATAGCTTCCGCCACCGCCGCCACCTTCACCGCTTGGCTTCCAAACGGCCGCGCCTTTGGTGTTATCGTGGCACTTCCAAAATGTTTTCGCTCCATTCTCGGCGGTAGTCCAAACCTCTACGCCTATATCATAGCCATCATCCGTAACTGTCGGCTTATGGTCTAAAAACGAAGGCATCTTTTTTTCAAGTTTGGTAAGCCGATCACCGGCTTTTACATCAAATTCCTGCAATACCTTAATAGCTTTCCAAATGTCATCATCGGTTTTTGCCAGTTCTTTCAGCCGGTTTAATATTTCAGTCAGCCACGTTGTTTGTAAGCTATCGAAAAAGCGGGGTACACCGTCCGCCGCAACCTCTATGTATTCTCCTGCCGGTTTTTCCTGTACCTTTTTGGCATAATATTCTACTACTATATCCCGAACTACATCATCGGCATATTCGCGCTGAACATGCTTTTCATCTTTTACCAAGTACACCGGGAAAACTTCTATGCCTGTTACGGCTTCAAACGGCATAATCATTCCGCCAATACTAACCAAGCCGGAAGAAATACCGTTTTCCGATACTTCGCAGCCCGTTATAACACAGTTGCCATATTGAGAAAAGAACTTATCCGCAACCAAAAGCCCTTCGCTTTGCAACTCAATCAAATCATCTCCCGACCACTTCCGTATGCCGGGGTACTGCACGTGTCGTTTCATTTTCTTGTTACTATTTTATAGGCTTTATCAGCCAGTTTGTATTTTTCTATTTCGGCGGATAACAGATTTAAGTCTATGCCTTCAGGCGCGTAGACAATAAAATCAACATCGGAAAAACTTTGCCCGCCTTCACCTTCCAGCGCAATTTCCTGCATAGGTTCAAAGATAGCCCAGTGCGCAGGTTCAATATTAAGCCCTATATCCAAAAATTGGTCGTTATAACTTTTGACGATAATACCGCCACCGAATATATAATTCAAATGCCCTTGTAAGGCTTTATGCTGACTGGTCACATGTGTTTTATACCGGTAGTAATCCCGCCACATTGAAAAGGTATCATATACGCCCTGCAAATCCACAAGCGACCAAAGCCACTGCAAGCGTGTAGAACCTCGGCGATGCGGGGCTACATATTGCCTTACCAACTCTTTAAAGTTTAATATTATATTCATGGCTATATGTCATTAATGGATATTAGTGTCAGCGTACTATCTTCGGTATAATTGTAATAGCCGGCATGCAGGTAAGAAATTGTATCTATGTCGATAAAATCGGCATCTTCCGTCCCTTTGCGGGCAAGTGAAACAAGTTTGGCCGTTACAACGCCATTAACAGAAGTGACGGCTTCCAACATTTTATGCCGGTAGATAACGCCCCCGAATTTTTGCGAAGTTTTAAATTCTTCCAGCGCGGAAAGAACATTCAGCCGAACAGTTTCTACCGGGTTGGCCGGATTATGGTAAACGGTCAGTTGATAACGTACTTCGTCCGCATCTGTCGAAATAACAGTCGACTTTGTGCCGGCGAATTTAATTGCGTCAATATAGTTTTTGAAGTTAAGTAACTGGTTGCTGGTTATCGGAACAACTTTGCCTTCTTCGTCTTTTGTGGCGACACGAAAAAAGATAGTGCCATCCTCGGCAACATTCACCGATGCAATTTTTATAACGCGGGCCGCTTCGTCTACCTGTTCATACTCCAACAAACCGGTAACAGTATCAAATATAAGTTCGTGCCCCATCTGAAATTCATAACACTTGTCATTATACCAAGTCAGCGTGCCGGCAACCTCTTTTTCCGCATCCGCATCCATTTCCGCTTTAAATGCGTCGAGTACTAATTCAAACATATAGATAGCGTATGCAACACAATGAACCCAAAGCCGCCATTCTGCCGCCGCCGAAGTGGAAAGGGTGAAAGTTGCTTTCAGGCTTTCCGTAATACTTTCTTTTATCTGTTCAATCGTTCTTGCCATTGTTCCGTCATATAAGTGTTTACATCATTCTCTATTTTCTTGACTACCGTTTTTATCATGGTACGGCTATCATCATTAATTTGCAGCGATTGCCCGACCTGAAGTTTCATATCAGGGTAAAAACTACCCAATTCCCGTCCGGCAGATACAAGGGCTTGCGGTTCGTTCCTGATACCGGGATTGTCTACCAGCAGTTCGCCGACAGCTTCCGCCGTTCCATAATATTGCAGGGCTATATCAAGCAATATCTGATTATCTTTTACCTTAATCGTTTTCATAACTTGCCTCGGTTTCCAAATCATCACTATAAGGCGAAAAGGCGACCTTTTTAACCTTCATTCCATCCGCTGTAAATTCTTTGCGGGTTGCCCGAAGCAATGCTTCAGGTTCATTATCTAAAAGATAATTGACAGCCCCCACGCCCGCTTCGGCCTTATCCCGAATATGTCCCTTATCAGACAACAGCAAATCGCGCTGGTGCTGGTAAGTACTTTCAGTTACGACCAAATCGCCGGTAGAAAGGTCTAAATCTCCCTTATCTGTCTGTTTGTAATCAAGCATAAATCATCCTTCTAAATAGTTGGGTAAATCTGATTGTATCGCGGCAAACTTTGCCGCATTGTTAGGAGTTCCCGATATGCCATGCGGCGTTGGGACGGTTAACGCCTGAATAGCCGTAAGCATATCATCAAGTGTCTTTTTAAGGCCGGAACCACCGCGGGTAATTGTTACCCCACCGGTCGAAGTCTTAACGGTCGTACTGCCAGCGGTAACCGTCAAAGCCGAACCTTCATGCAATACATTAACTTTGTCGTTTGTTACTTCCAACTTTTCCTTATCAACATGGACGGCTATTTTATCACCTTTCTTTATGTCGATATTATCCAAATCAACCACCAACTTTAAATCATTGTCGGTAAATATAACTTTGTCTATTTCGGTAAAACAGCAAACAAAAAGTTCGTTGCTTTTTCCGATGCGACACACAAGCACAACGCTTTGAAGCCGGGGAATGAAGGCAAAGCCCTGCAAATCGGCATTAACCAACCCGCGCAGGCGGACATCGAAGAAATCAACCTGTTCATCCCGGCGGACGGTGCAGGTAAATTCATCTTCGTTCACATCAGTAACAACAGCCTGAAAAACAGCGTCGCCATCATTACCGAACACGCCTTGAAATTTTCGTCGTATTTCTTCAAGTTCCTTACTCATGCTTTTATTCCTAATTCAACGACACGACGACCGCCACCGGTTCCAAACTGTACGTCTACCGTTTCAATGAAGTAATCGCCGCTTCGTTCATTATATACTTTATCTTCAATACTTGCAACCATTCCGGGAAGCGCATAGGGAAACAGGAATGTTTTAATTTTGCCGCGGTAGCCGTCAAAAGAATACCGCTTTAATTCTTCCTGTGCCAGCGTTTTTAATTCGCCGGCGTCTTTTACGTCATAGTAGTAAAATGTGCGTTGTTCGCCGCCATCTTCGCCCAATTCGCCTTCTATTTTCGTACCATCCTTGTAATAGCAAATAGCCTTAACTTTCAATTTTACATCTTCGGCAAGTTGGTACTTCAGTTCGTCGTCACTGATTACATTTTCACGAAGCCGGTATTTTACCGTTTCGCCTTTGACATCGTTAGCCTTTCCAACGTATAACTTTCCGTTTATATCAAAGTAGGCAATCAGACCGTATTCTTTTTTAAGGTAGCCAAGAACCCATGAACCGGGCTTATTATTTATTACGAAGTTTTTTAATGTCAGGTCTACCACATTGCCAAACGCGATACCTGTTAGAACGGTATTCAAACAGTCTTTTAACGTCGTTTCCTTTTTGCTGAAAACACAGTTTATAAAACGCAGCTTGTAATATTCATCTTCGCATTCAATTTCAAGCGGAACCTTATAATTAAGCCGTTTTACATACCCGACAAACTCGGTATTCAACGTATTATCATAACCCAGCTTTATTTCAACCTTATCACCCACCTTGACCGCCTGTGCTGTTTCTATGTGTGTAGGCGGTTCACCGGCATGTTTGAGCACAGCAGTAACCGGAACCTTTACAATAGCCGTTGCGGCAAGGCTGTAAAGGCTTCGCTTTATCTCTACATTGTGAACGCTCTTAAAAGAAACGCCACCGATTTTTATTTCTGCACATAGAACAAACATATCATTCAAGTATTAATTCAAAACTACGGTCTGTAACTAAATTCATTTTAAAGACTTGCGCCGTTTCACAGCCGCGCATTTCCTGAAAGTCGATGCTTTTTAAAACAACCTTATCTTCTTCCTCTAAAAAAATATCTGTAAGGGCGCATTTCAATGTTACCGCCTCATTGATATTATACAGGTCATTCAATTCTGCAATCTGGCTGTCGGGGAAATCACTATCCAAAGCTACACCGGCAATATTTATTTCGTAATCATCTACCGATATAAGTTCTTTGACCGTTCCCTTCCTTCCAACCATCGCAGTTTCTACAATCGTTTTTTTTCCGTTAATGGAAATAACAGCATTCGGTATTTCGTATTCCTTACCTTTGTGCTCCAACACCACCGGCATAAAATACCACCGACCCTGTGCGTCTTTCTTCCTGAGAACACTACCCAAATCGGAATAAGTCTTTTCCGAAGCCGCATCGCCGGGGTATTCATAACCTGAACCCTTATACTGCGGCGGCTTATCAGGGAAAAAACCACCGGGGTAAGGAATACCTTTGTAACCTATAAAGCTGGCCAATATACCGCCTAAACTAAATTTACTCATCCTTCTGCCAATTCATCTAATACGCGCATAATTTCAGCACGTATGGTTTCACTTCCTTTATTATCCGTATTTGCAACATGTATAACTACGCTGTCGCAAACCTTTCCTACATGTACCGTCTTGCCAGTTTCTACCGTAGTGGTGTTTTCAGATATAAAGCTGCTTTTTTCCGTTGTTTTTTCCGGCATGGAATAAGCATCGGAAAGCTGGGGCAACTTTACATCAGGAACGGAAGCCGCCGGAAATTCCGGTACATTTACTACCGGTTCATCCAATTCAATAGCCGGGCTTACAATTGGGGGAACATTTACCGGTGAAACAGAAACATCGGGAACGGGAGCCTTCGGAAATTCCGGCACATTTACCACCGGGCCGCCCAGCTGAACGACCGGGGATTGCGCTACAAGTTCAGGCGAGGCCAAATTAACAACGGGCTGTTCTGCCCCCTTTACTTCAGGTGAAGAAAGGGTAACCGCCAAAGGAAGCATAACAGCCGCCGCAATTTTCCGAACATTCGACAGAATATCAGAAAGGTAATTTTCCTTTTCCGGCTCATAACTTTGTGTACGGTCGTCCGCTTTAGCCGCAAAAGTGGTTTTTGCGTCAATAACATTGCCGGCGGGTAATACCTTATTCGTTACCTGCTCTTTTGCTTCTGTCGGCTTCAGGCTGACTGTAAGCGGGGCCAGCTTCCGGGTAACAGCCGTATAAACAGCCGTTTCGTTCAGGTTTTTTACATCATCATCAAGTTTAAGAACTTTCTTAGCCTTCGCGCCCTTCTTATCCTTCCCCAATTTAGCCATCAGGTCATTAAAGTTCGTTCCCGGCATATTACCCGGTTCCGGTAATGGTGCAGGCGTTGGAATAAGTTTATCCATCGTTGATACATCATCCGTCTTTTGCTGGGACGCGGCCCAACTATCACGCCCGGCCTGTTTGCCTTTCTCCCACGCCTGCGAATAATTGCCGTTTTGGGCCGTATCGTACAAAATTGACACAGGATTAGCACCCAACACGCCTTCACCAATATTTTTAAAACCATCCTTAGCCGCGGCGGCCGCTTCTTTAAAATTGCCTTTTACAAGGTTTACAATAGCCGAACAAACCCCACCAATACCGGAAAGCACCTGCTTAAATGGCTTTACAACGCTATCCAATAAAGTAGCCCCAAATTCTTTTATCACACCCCACACGCCAAGTATAGCAACGCGGAAGCCCTCAAACTTTTGCCAACAATATGTTACAGCCGCAATAACCGCGCCTATCGCCAAAGCAACCCAACCCAAAGGAGAAGCATAGAACGCCGCATTTAACGCCCATTGCGCTGTCGTCAGCCCCCATGTTGCAGCGGTTTGCGCAATATCCATTACTTTTTTTATACCGCCGACAACGACAGCTTTTTGAGTAATGGCGTAATTTGCTCCCATCGCAATAGTATAAAAACCTAAAGCAGCCGTTAAGCCAACAACAAGCGGGTTCCCTTCCTGAAGTAATGAATACCAAGAAGAAAAAAAGCCAACCACAATATTAAGAGTAGAAGAAACGCCGGTCAACACCACATCGGCAACACTCAACCCGGCACTAATAACCGGTAGGATTATTTCGCCAACAGTTACACCGATATTCTTGAATTTGTTCCAAACCTCTGTTAATCGTTGTACGCTGTTTTGTGAGTATTCCAAAGCCTTGTCGGTTTCTCCGGAAGAATTAACAACATCTTTCATAGATGCGTTATACTTTGTAATATCAGACGTCAAAATAGCGAATGCGTTTTTTGCTTCTTTATCTACCATTCCCAATTTTTCAAGGAAGGAAGATTTTTGTTCATCATTTAACCCAGCCATAACACCTTGCAAATCGGAGAAAATATCCACAAGGCTTCTAATTTTTCCGGTTTCATCAAATACTTTTACACCGGATTTTGCCAGTTTATCGCGTACCTCGCCGCGCCCCAAAATAGAAAACGCATTTTCCATCAGGACGGCAGCACGTTCCGCGCTTTGGCCTTTTCCCGTCATATAGGCAAAGGTTCCGGCAACTTCTTTGTAGGCTACTCCTAAATTCGACGCGCCCGCAATCAGGTTCGGCATATACCGGGCAAAATCGGAAAACTCACCGGCTCCCACACGCTTAGCCGCAAAGAATGTATCTAAGACTTCCGCGGCCGTCGTATTTTCTTTGCCAACAATAGACAGGGTTTGGGCCAGTGCGGCGGAAACAGTGTCTAATTGAGTAAACCCGGCCTTACTACCTTTTAACGAAGCATCCAAAATGGAAAGTGACAAATCAACATCGTTAAGCTGTGAGTTTATTTGCTCAAACCCGACAGGTGCTAAAACAACATCTGTTTTATTATCGTCTGCAATCGTTTTAAGTTTCTTTTTCAGGTTAGATAATCCGGCTTCATCCAGTTGTGCGGTAATATTCACTTTCGCCATACCTTCGTCGAAATTCATTCCGGCTTTACCTGCAAACCCGATAGCCGCCATTCCGGTAACCAGCGGGTTTTTAAGAAGGCCAGCACCCGGTATGGCGTCGAAAGCGTCGGAAGCCCATTTCTTAAATTTGCCCCCACCGCTGGCCGTTTCCAGCGCATCAATCTCCTTTGTCAACCGGGAAATCTCTTTGTTATACTCACGTATGGCGGGCAAATTATCCGCCGGTATCCATTCCCTTTCCGCTTGAAGCGCATCGACTTTCATTTTAAGCGAACCTACGGTTTTACCCGTATCTTTGCATACAGCATCGACAGAAGCAACCTTTTCCCGTACACCGGAAAGGGCTGTTACCGTTTTATCGGAAGTGGCTGTAATACCACCCAATTTTGCGGAAATCTTATCCTGTAAGCTGAATATGTATTCTATTTTGTTCGCCATAAACTAACCATTAAATCTTGTTTAACCCATTCGGCCATCGCTATTTGATGCGCCCATTCTTCATCCGCGAGTTCTTCGGGGTTCATGTGCAAATAAGCCCGGATAAGGGTATCGGCTAAAAACATCCATCCGGGCTTATCTGCTACGTTTGTTCGGCTTATAATTTTTTTAACTCGGCTTCCTTTATTTCAATAAGGTCGGCCAGCTTTGAAGAAACGCCCAGGAATAATTCGTCGTTGGTTTTTATTTCTTCATCACCACCAAGCCAGCAGTTATTCAAAAGCACCTCATTATACTTCATCGGGTCGGTTTTCCCAAGTACAGCGGCCGCACTCAACGCCTTGCGGTCGGGCTTTTTCAGATAGGCCATTTTGCCGTCAACGGTTACACTATACACCGAGCCATGTTTCTTTTTCCATGCCTCAATCTGTTTTTCTGTAATTACTTTTTCTTCGTTCATTGTTCTTTTTTTATTATACAACATTCGGTTCTACATCACAGGCAATAAACGGGAGCGCAATTTCTTGAAACAAATCACCTTCTTTCATCCCGTATGGGGCTTCCGTAATAGATAGATTTACTATCTTATCGGTCTGTACAACACCGCTTTCAGGAACATAGGACACAATAGCATCAAATTCCAAGTCGGTAACATCGTCATACCCTTTCGCCTTTGCGGCTGTCTGCATGGCTATCAATTCGGATTGAAGAACGGTAATAGTACCTTCATACTCCTTTTTACCAAGCTGAATACCACGAGCCTTTTTACCTGTGGCGAAAAGGGCTTCTTTCTGTCGCTTCATTTTATATTCAATACCGCGAAGCCCGGTAACAGGTTTACCAAGCATAACAAGCGTTACATCAATCCAAGCGTATTCTTTTGAATTAAAATTATCCATTATTCACTTGTATTATAGGGGTTATTAAATGCTAAATCCACATTTATTTCTTTCAGCAGAGCAGTAGGTACAATTTTTGCCTGAACGTTCAGCCTGCCGGAAGTAATCAAATCCTGTTTAGGGTCAATATAGGCGGTAAATCCTGAAATTTCACCTACCATATTGGTGTTAATCGCACGCGTAAGCAACTGTTCGTAATACTTACACATCGGGCTTGGAACCTGCCCGGTTTCGGGGTCTACTTCGATACTGTCCAAAATTTCATCAATGTACGTTTTGTAACAGATAACGAGGGCTTTTTGAATAACGCGGATAAGGCAAAGGCGGTGGTAGTCGTCCGTCGTTGCGATTGCCGTTGCATCATCATTCAGGTAATAACCGTTTTTCCCGATATAGGTACGATAAAAGATATAGCCGGCATCATGCAGAATATTCCAAAGGCTATAATCTTCCTGTGGCGTTTTTCCGTCCGTCAAATAGCCCGTTGCGGCAATACTGCCATCTTTAACACGTCCAATGGAGATATTAACCGCGCAGGTGGCTGCACGTCCGAGGACTTGACCGATTGCGGCCGAATACAATTTACTTTCGCCATACTTACCATCCGAAGCCAGCACAACAGACGCACAATTATAACTACCTTCCCGCGGTTGATACAATCCTTCTGTTTCACCGCTCCAACCAATCGCCGGAAGAAGGATAACAAAGGGGGCAATTTTACCCATGTACGACTTTGCAACCGCCTGCGCTTCATTGACGGCGGTAATAACATCTTTGTCAATGCAATTTTCAACCGTAGGCGTATAAGAAGCCGGAGCGTTACGATTAACACCTACAAGGCGAATACGTCCAGCCGCGGAGTCAATCAGCTTTTGAAGGGGCGAACCGGGTTCAGAGGAACAAATTTGCGTTAGCGTACTTGCTTCACTTACTACAAGCAAATGCAATTCCGCACCATCGCCAGCCGCTTTATAAAAGGCTGCCACATCTTTATAGACCAAAGGGTTGTTTTCTTTGGTAATGCCGTATTTCGACAGGTCATTGCTGGAAGAAAGAACGTACACTTTGTTAAGAGTAAGTTTTTCTTCTACGGCCTGACCGGTCAAAATAAGCCCGGAAATACCATCGTCAGAAAGGGTTACCGTACCAATATTACCGTTACCCAAAACTATGTTTACATTTGGTAAACTCATACTTTCAAAAATTAATAAGTTTTTAACTCACCTTTTCCCACCGTTTTTTGGTGAGAAACGGCTTTATCGTATTCGTGCGACAGGAATACCAAGTTATCACCGGTCACATGAAATTTTAAACACTCCGGGTACGCTACCCGGTATTGGGCCAAAAAGGCGGGTTCCTGTTCTGTTGTGGGAGCCGGTGTTACTTCCGGCTGTCCCTGTTTTTCTTTTGCCATTCTAACTGCGTTTTAATAGTTTTAAAATAGCCTTCCAAAGCAAAGGCAGATACTTAATCAAAAGGATAACCGCAAACAATCTGCCTATGTATATCCAAGTATGTTGCCACCATGTAAGATGGTTGACAGGTTCGCCCGGAACTTCTACCGGTACATAGATTATAGAGTCTTTAGCCGGTATATATATCGTATCATGTTTGGCCTCTGCTTTGTAATCCAGCTTGCCGTTGTCAAATGATAGACTACTTTCAACCCCCGCGCTTTTAAGTTCATCATAAGCCTTTATTATGACCCTATTATTACTGTCGCATTCAAACAATGCCGTCAACAAAGCGGAATCAGGCGATAGATAGACCGGAACCAAGCGTTCCGTTACAAGGTTACCCGGTAGGTTCGCGGGCACGCCCTTCGCATTTTTCTGCGCGCCACAACTCATCACGAACAGGGCAAGCAGTATCAGCATGAGGGCAGGTATTAACTTTTTCAACCGCCCGGCGTAGCCGTTCCAATTCTTTTCGTATTGCATTTATTTCTTTTTTTAGTGGCTCAACAACCTGTTCCATCAGGATGGCCATTGCCTTTTTTACGTTATCCAATTCGTCGCCGCGGGTGTCCGCCTTTGAGGCTTCCACTTGCGCCCGAAGTCCGTCAACTTCTGCGTCATACTTCTTGCGTAGTAGTTTAGCCGTAAGCCACGCGCTTAACGGTGCGGAAATGATTGCGGCCACTAAGGAAATTATTTCAGACAATTCCATCCTGACGTCATAGGTTTTACTTATTCAATAATTCCCAACCGGCACACACATCAGCCAGTACGGCCGGAATACCGTTTTCTACCTGACTGATAGCCGCAGCAAAATTGCACATAGTCGCTTTGTCGTCCACATCCGGCACATAGGTCGTAGCAACTTGCATTTCGCGGCAAACTCTTTGTATATACGCAGCTGTGTTGTTCTCTGTTCTCGGAGCCCACCGGCTAATAAAGTCCGCAATCGTTTTACAATTATGCTTTTTACGGTAGTTTTGAAGTAACTTAATCAGGGCACGATAGCCATGCGCTATATCTTCAAATTCTTCAAAAGCATCATCTTTCTTTTCCGACTTTTTTACCTCACCCAGCCAATCGGTAGCATCCGAATTTCGGATGTTACCGGGGTTGTTATTCCTTATTCCGCGTGGTGTTATCATGCCTTAGTAGCTACATAATCCGACATAATAGCCGCCATCGCGTCTTTTCTCTTTGGCAACACAATGAAATAATGACGGAAGTTTACAAGGCTGCGTTGGTTAAGCGGGTCAGTTTTTGCCTCACTGTAATACATCGTAGTAGAACCGGAAGCCTTAAAAGCACGCTTTGTATAGAAAGCGACAGAAGCCTGAAATTCATTAGCACCGGCAGCGGTTCCAAACTTAACCTTTGTTCCGTCGGCCTTATATACAGGGTTTGCACAATATTCAAAGACTTCAAAACTATACAGATTGGATATTTTACCGGTCGTATAATTATAATATTGGTCTTTAAACTTTTGGTCTGTCAACAATAAATCGTTCACATGGTCGGAACACAATACCAAGCGGCGGCCCTGCAATGGTATTTGCGCTTTATCAAAGGCATCTTTCAGTGCAATAATATCCGCAACCCGTAGTCTACGCCTTCCCGTTTCCCCACCGTCTACTATTTCGCCGGTTGTTTTCAACACAGGTGTTTTTGCCGTTGTCTTATCCGGCGCAAGGGCGTGAATTGCTTTTGCATATTTAGAAACTTTGATAGCATCAGCATGGCGGTCCTTCAAACTTGACATTTTGTCGTAAGAGGAAGCGTACAGTTCATCGTCTGTTACCGGGGTCGCTTTAGTCTGAAATTTATCCAAACTGAATACCGCATCAACATCTGAAATTTCCTGAACGGAGATAGGATAAGTTGTATTATTGATTAATACATCAGGGTCGCCGCCTACATCTACCATGTGAATAACATCATTTTCGGCGTATTGACTATAATCCGGAATACCATCCAAGAAAGTAGCAACATCACCCGCACGAAGGGTTTTAATCAATTCACCTGTCCAAATTTCTGTAAGCACACCGGCACAAGCAGCCCCTTTGGGCATAAAATTTCCCGCCAAAGCGGACACGCCTACGGCTGTGGCCGCACCGGCAGAAGCGGGAACACCAACTGCAACGGCAAGAATAAGCCCCATAGTTGCACAAACCAACACGCGGGAAAATAATTTCAATCCTGTTTTCATTTAATACCTGTTTTTTTTGATTAGTAATTCGGGCAATCCACACCATATTCAGCCTTGTACAGCTTCATATAAGTAGGTTTGTCGTTGTTTCTTATTTCTTCGATTTTATCCGCCGGAACATCAGACAATTTTTTATAATCCAATGTCATAGAACCGGAACCGCCTGCCGGCTGATTAATCAAGTTCATTGGCTTTTGTATCGGAGTCATAGACTCAAAAGTCAATTTCAAACTTTCAATACCGACCTTTTTACCCAATTCGATAAAATGAGCTTCTTTTTCCGGCACGATCAGGCGTTTGGCCGTAGCTTCTTTCACCGTTTGCGTAATGGCGGATAACTGCAATTGCTCTTTCTCCTGTTGTAACTGTTGGTTGGCCGTTTTGTAGCCAAGTAACAGGTCAATAGAAGAAAGAATTTCATTTTCTCCTGCTGTTTCCAGCAACCCTAATTTCAGGGCGATAGCTTTGTAATCCATCTTTTCTTTGTCTTTTTGATTGTTGTTATTAATGAGTAGCGGCAAGCCTTCCGAATCTTCACCGGCCGCCAGTTTTAATTCTTGACCTTTAAAAGTTAGTACCAGCGGCAAAGCGTTATCATTTCCGCCTATATCAACCATACTAACTTCAATCAACTTACTTCGCCAAGCAACAGCCCGATATTGGCCCGGCTTTATCAATTCAGGCGCATCATTTGTTTCTGTTACTTCCAAGTTTGCAGAAGCCATTTTAAGCGTACCCTTTTCCCATTGCTGTTTTGCAAGTTTACTTTCTTCGCGTACTTCATCGAAATAGGGTTCGCCGGTTATTTTAACGCCTTCCTTTTTTATATCTTTAATGCAGCCTATTATCACCCCGCGCCAGTGCATCCAAAGAAGCACCGGGTTTTTCTCATACTGCGTAATATCTACACCTTCGGTTCTAACCCATGTGCCGTAACAGTTTACTGTTTCGTCACTTATTACTATTCGCTTTGCCATTTACTACATGTTACATTGTTTTAGTTACCGCACTTTTGCGTTTTGTACGTTGCAAACATAATCCGTAAAAATAGCCTTCACAAAAAAGTGTGCAACCGTTACGCGCTTCTATGAAAGGGCTTTAGAATAGTTGGAAAGCGTTGCATCCTAAATTGCCCTAACCGGCTTTCCTTTACAATTTTGTGGAAAAGTAAAGCGATAATTATGTCAAAAAAGGAAATTGAAAAGAGCAAAGAACTTGCGCGCCTGTACTACCTGAATGGCGACACACAAAAACTTGTGGCCGAAAAGGTCGGGGTTAGCCGCGTTACGATAAATAAATGGGTTTCCGACGGTGGTTGGGACACTATGCGTATGGCTAAAAGTATCACCCGGAAAGAACTTGTAACCAAAATGATGCAAAAGGCAAACGACAAACTGGAAGAAGGCAATATGTCTTTTGATGAAATGGCAAAACTATCCGCTTCTATAAAAGAACTGGATAAACAGACAAATGCCGTTACCATTTTGGAAGTGCTAACCGCATACAATGAATGGCTGGTTGTCCGTATGCAGGTCGATAAGGAATTAACGACGGATTTAGTCAAGACTATGAACCGTTATCAAGATATGTTTTTAAGCGAACAGATAGGAAACAACAAATCGTTATTCAATGGCAACTAACACCTTAAAACAGGCACAGGAAAGGTGGAAACAGTTGTCGGAAACGATACAAAACATGTCTACCATCAATGCCGCCGAAACAAAAGCAACCCAAATTGCACGTATTGAGCGCGCCCGGAAAGATTATGCCTATTTTGTCGAATACTATTATCCTCATTACTGTACGGACAGGGAAACGGGAAAAGTTACACCATCTGCCAAATTCCACATAGAAGCCGCAAAGAAGATATTAAAAACACGCGATTTAAAAGCTGTATTCAAGTGGGCGCGCGGGCATGCTAAATCTACACACATGGACGTAATGATACCTATGTGGCTAATGTGTCAAAAGCAACGGCAGATACACGTAATGGTATTAGTTGGAAAGTCCGAAGATAACGCAAAAACTCTACTCGGGGATATACAGGCGGAGTTACAATACAACAAGCGGTATATTCACGACTTCGGGCCACAATACAATGCCGGGAATTGGCAAGACGGCGAATTTGTAACCCGCAACGGGGTTGCTTTCTTCGCCCGCGGTCGCGGACAAAGCCCCCGCGGGCTTCGCTACCGGAACCGTCGCCCGGATTACATCGTTATTGACGACCTCGACGACGACGAACTATGCGAAAATGATACCCGCGTTAGAAAGATTACCGAATGGGTAAAAGAAGCCTTATTTGGGGCTTTTGGGGCGGAAGGCGGCCGTTTTATAATGGTGGGTAACCTTATCAGTAAATGCAGTGTGCTGGCTAATATCGCGGCGTCAAAAGGCGTATTTGTTAGTCAGGTGAATGTACTGGATAAAAACGGCAAGCCTTCGTGGCCGGAATACTGGACAATAGAGCGCATTAAGGCCAAACGCGAGTTCATGGGGTACAGGGCATTTGAAAAAGAATACATGAATAACCCCATAAAGGAAGGTTCAGTATTTCGTAAAGACTGGATTAAGTTTAAAAAGATGCTTCCACTTGACCGGTACGACAAAATTGTAGCTTATTGCGACCCGTCTTTTAAAGGTTCAACGCAAAACGACTACAAGGCGATAAAAGTATGGGGTAAGATTGGTACAGAATTGCATCACATCAAAGCATTTGTTCGCCAGTGTAGCGTATCGGAAATGGTACGCTGGTTCTACGACCTGCACGAAAGTTTGCCCGAAGGGGTTATTTGCGAATACTACATTGAAGCCAATTTCCTTCAGGATATACTTTTAGATGAGTTTGCAACAGAAGGAAGGCTTCGCGGCTACCAATTACCCATACAGGCAGATAAGCGCAAAAAGCCGGATAAATTCGGTCGTATCGAAGCTGTTTCGCCGCTTTGGGAACGTGGCTTTGTCTTTTATAACGAAGCTATGCAAAACGACCCCGATATGTTGGCCGGGATAGAACAAACCCTTTCAATCGAAAAAGGAAGTCGTACACACGACGATGCGCCGGACGCCGACGAAGGGGCTATTTATATCCTACAAAAATATACAAGAGTACAAGAGTATCAACCCAGCTTCGGCATGCGTCGAAGCCCTAAAAATTCATGGTAATATGATTAAGTTATTTAAACAAATTGTTCTGAATTACAGAGTAAAAAGAGCCGTTAAAATGGCGAAAGAATTATCGGAAGTTAGCAAACGCAAATACATCGTTTTAATGGTGGCCGGTATTCCGAAAGTCTATTCCAAGCAGGAATTAAAAAGCCTGATTGCAAGGCGGGTGTTTAAAAAAGGCACTACTATTCAAGACTTAGAAAAACGTGCAATTCTTATAACTGCATAGCCTATGTTTTTAACAGAGAACGACTATATCGTAACATCGGCCGACGCTTTAACAATCTTCCAGCAAAGCACGCCGGAAAAGCGTGAACAGGCCGAAAAAATGGCTATCGAAGAAATTGCCGGTTATCTGCGTAGCCGGTACGATACCAACAAAGTATTTTCCGCGGTAGGCAAAGAACGGAACGACATAATCGTTATGTACGCCTGTGATATAACGTTGTATCATCTTATTTCATGGCTACCAAATAAAATGGGCCGCGAAATAAGAAAGGAGCGTTACGACCGCGCGATAAAGTGGCTGGAAGAAGTACAGACCGGAAAGGTCACACCGGACTTGCCAACCTTCACCGGTGAGGACGGCGAAGAAGATATTTATAACCCTGTAAAATGGGGGTCAGGAAAAAGTAACACTTACATTTGGTAACAATGGGTAGTAAAAAACGCAATATAAGCAGTAACCTGTCTATTGGCGGGTACAATCTTGCAAGGGAAAGCGACCGGAAACGGCTTAATTCCATGCTGGTAGAACTGAAGCTACAAGCCGATGCCTTGACACAAAAAGACCTGAAAAACTGGCGTCAGGCATGGCAAATGGCATTGAATATCGAAAACCCGCGACGCGGCCCGCTGTATGATATTTATACAGATATAGAAGCCGATCTTCACTTAACCGGTTGCGTCGGTCAACGGAAAGGCTTCACGCTGAAAAAAAGTTTCAAGCTGGTAGATGCGAAGGGAAAGGAAAAGGAAGAAGCTACGGCCCTGTTTGAAACAGGTTGGTTCAAAGATTTAATCGGCTATATCTTAGATAGTCGCTATTGGGGGCATTCGCTTATACAGTTGGGAGATGTTATATCTGTCGACGGAAAAATGCGCTACAAAGACATTGAATTAGTTCCGCGTAAACATGTTATTCCTGAATACGGGGCTATCATCCGCGAACAGGGCGACGAATGGAAAAACGGTTTTGATTACCGGGAAGGCCCTTTATCCGATTGGGTTATTGAAGCCGGAAAACCGAAAGACCTCGGATTATACCTGAAGGCAGCGCATCAGGCAATTCCCAAAAAGAACATGCTGGCCTATTGGGATCAGTTCGGGGAAATTTTCGGCATGCCGATTAGAATTGCCAAATCAACAGCACGCGACCCCAAAGACCGGTCGCGAATTGAAAATATGCTGGCTTCTATGGGGGCCGCTGCATGGGGGTTGTTTCCTGAAGGAACCGAAATAGACATAAAGGAAACAACCCGCGGCGATGCGTTTAATGTGTACGATAAACGCGTCGAACGAGCCAACAGCGAAATAAGTAAAGGATTGCTAAATCAGACAATGACAATCGACAATGGTAGTAGTTTATCGCAGTCAGAAGTACACCTTGAAGTATTTGAAAATGTTGTCGAAAGCGACGCGGATTTAGTCAAGGATATAGTAAACGACCAGCTTATACCGCGTATGATTAAGCATGGGTTCCCGATAAAAGGGTTACGTTTTATATATGACGAAAGTATAGACTACACACCGGAACAACAGGTTTCATTTGAAACAATGATTGCAGACCGGTTTGAAGTCGACCCCAAATATTTTATAGATAAGTATAATATTCCTATCATTGGCAAAAAGCAGGTTCCGACACAGCCACTTTTAAGACCTTTTTTCGACTAAGCCCCACCGATTACGTGGGGCTGCATGGTAGGGCGGCAAAAGTGTACAAAGGTGGCGACCTTGTTTTATCCGCAGAAGATTACCCGGATATTTCAGGTATTGAAGCAGCATTCGATAAAGCGATAGAATGGTTACACGATAAACGTGTATTCGGGGCGGCCATGCTTCGCGACGATGCAATCGCCGGGCTGATTGAGGAAACAGCGTCTTTTCTTTCCAAAGGCATAGAACGGGGGCTGGGTGAAAGTTCGCCATCTGAAATAATGGTAAACAGTTTACGCGAAAGCGTTGGTGTTTTCAGCGGGTTCAAGACATTTCACGAAATGAAAGAAGCCGCAGGTATGTTACTGGACGAAAGCGGAAATATAAAGCCATTTGAACAGTATTATAAGGACGTTGAAACATTGAATGATACTTATAATAAATTCTACCTGAAAACCGAATATGACTTTACCGTAGCAAGCAGCGAAATGGCAGCCCGCTGGGAAGAACAGCAGGACGACGGGGACGGTCGGTATTTACTTCAATACCGGACGGTAGGGGATAACAAAGTAAGAAAGGAACACCGCGCTTTGGAAGGTATCACCCTGCCAAGTAGCGACCCGTTTTGGGATAGCTATTACCCGCCAAATGGCTGGCGTTGTCGCTGTACCGTTACAAAAGTACGTGCGGCCAAATATCCGGCAACCGATAGCAAAGAAGCCATGACGGCCGGAGAAAAAGCGACTGAAGGGAAGTACGCCGAAATGTTCCGCTTTAATCCCGGAAAGCAAAGGGCTGCTTACCCGGCTTACAATACATATACAATCAGTAAATGTTCTGTATGCAAAAAAGGTAATGTAAAGCTGGGTAAAATACCAAGTAACGAACTTTGTGCCGCGTGCCCAATCATCCGAGAATGCGCCGGGGATATAGTAAAATCACAGGCCGCAATCGAAAGGAAACATTTTCTCCGAGAAATGGAACCGCTACTTAAAAAGAAAGTAAAACTAATGATTGCAGGGGTTGAGAAAAGCATAGGCTTCACTAAAGCCGGCAACACCCATTTATACAGTGATACATTCGGCCGTTCTTCTGTATTGAAAAAAGAAGATTTAGCCGGGTTAGGTAATACACTGCAAATGGCTACTTATATAAATAGCGCCGGGTTAAGTCACCCGAGAAAAGACGACATTAAAAGGTTCCACTATTTCAAAGCAGAGATTAACGGCCAGCCGGTATTCTTGAATGTTGCGGAAACAGACCATAAAACTAAAAGCGGGAAAATAGTACACAACCGCTTCTTGTATTCGGTCACAAATTCGGTAAGGTGAAAAAAATAAACGTATATGCAAGGCGACATCTTAGGCTCAAGGCCAGTTCTGCCCACCGGGCACATACGTTTACAGGGCAAATATACGATTAATATTTTAAAAATCAATGCAGTGAACAGTAATTTCAAAAAAGAAGTAATCGACCGGTCTTTGGACGATATAAAGGTCGAATTAGACGAAGAGTTCGACCGCAATTTTGAACGTAAATCTTTCTTTGATGAAAAAAAGTGGCCCGAAAGGAAGTTTGACGACGGTGTCGGTTCATTAATGCAGCGTACCGGCGGATTACGGAAAAGTATTAGTTCCCGGAAGCGGGGCGCGGAACTGGCGTACACTTCACACAAACCATACGGGCGCATTCACAACGAAGGCGGAGAAATAAAGGTTACCCGTAAGATGAAGGGCTATTTCTTTGCAAAGCTGAAAGAGATTGAAGGCGGGTACAGCTATAAGAAAAACGGCGAAAAACGGGACAACAAACACAACCGGACATTATCGGATAAAGAAAACTTTTACAGGGCTATGGCTTTGAAAAAGGTTGGTTCTACAATCACCATACCGGAACGCCGCTTTATCGGTAATAGTAAAACAACAGATAAGATTATACGCGAAATTGCAGAACAAAATATTGACGATTATTTTAAACGACATAATATTATTACAAAATGAGAAAAGAAGTATATCAGGCGTTAAAAAAACGCCTTAGCCAGCTAATTGTTGATGAAGGGGGCGGTATTACATTTCTATCAGAAGAACGGCTTCAGGCAATTATAGAGAGCGAAGATAAGCCTAATTACGCTATAAAACACATTGCTCTTTGGAACAGGCAAGTCGAATTTATAGCAGAAGAAAGCGTATTCGCCATGCCAGCTGTTTTCATTGAATTTGGCAAAATTAGCTGGAGAACACAAACCAGCGGATTACAGGACGCCGACCTTACAATCGGGCTTCATGTAGTAACAAACGCTATACCTGAAGGGTTCGACGGCGATACTTTCCATCTTGATTTATTGGATAAAATAAACCGTTGTTTATACGGCTTCAACACAGAACAGTTAGGTTCTTTAGAACGGACGGCTTCTATTCCATGCCACGACCACGAAGAAATATTGGATAATACGGAAGTCTTTAAATGTTTGGTACATGATAATTCGGCAGTCAAAAAAATGATGAAGCTACCCACTATGCCGAATATCGCCGTTCATTAAAACAGGGACAGTTGCAACGCTTCCTGTTTAGCAATAACAGCAGGGTTTGCAGCCGCATTTATATAGTTATAGAAAGTCTTTTCCGATATGCCATAAATAGGCCAAATATACTTGCGCCAAATCGCCCGGTTGGATAAACCGGTTTTTGCGTATTCGTCGTATATTTCGTTTACTTCCTTAACGCGTTTTGCGTATGAACAGCCTGTTAAACTCATGTATTGCGGATTTAGAACAAATACAAAATTATCAATTAAACGCCGTACTACAAAAGAAAAGCGGAATAAATTTACTTATTCCGCTTTTTGTAAAGTAGTAACATCACTTTAAAGTATCAAAATTGAATTATACGTTGCCATTATAGCGGCTATTTCAATCCAAAACATCCAGTTCTTTTTCCGACTAAGTCCGGCAATACATAGAAAAAAGGCAAAAGAAAGCAGGGATAACCACCAAAAGCCAGCCGCGAAACACCATATTTGAGAAAACAGACAACAGATAACTGCCGCCGTATAATGTACCGTATTGGTTAGGCTTTCTTTGAATTGCGCCGCCGTACCAACAAAAGCCAAGCCAGCGGCAGAGAGAAAGCAGGTAAACTGATAACCTTCCGGTGTCACATTCAGCCAACCGGGTAACAAAAAACCACCAACACCGTAACAAAATATAGTAAACAGCCAGCCTAACCCCTTTCTTTTTTCCTCTAAAAGATAGTAGGTGTTACTAATAGACCAGGGAACACCAAACATAAAAACCATACTGCCAATATACAGCAGAAATATTGCTATTGATGCGAAAATTAAGTTCATGGGATTATTATTTTATTGCTTTGTTAATATTAGCATTCTTACCGTCACAATAGCCATTATAAAAAGCCTCTACAATATCTTTCTTTTTCGTTTTAGGGGCTTTTCTTTCCACAGGTGTATAACTACGCATATAGTCATTTATCAGTTGGTTATGACAAACAACAAGCGATTTTTCCTGCACTTCATTTGCTTTTGCTTCAATGGTTAACTTTTCCCTTAATCCATAGGTGCAACCATTTAGGTACGAAGCAATATATTTGCGTTTATACTTTTCTGTTCGTATAGCCCCACGTTTGCCGTTTGCAAATTCTTCATACCTAACCGGAGCCAATTTACGGAAGATACTGCGCAGCATATCATATAAATAGATAACCGTTGAAGTATTTGCTTCTGTTCCTACTACAATCATATTTGTTTGACCGGAAATCAGGAAAACTTTGCAGTAATTAAACTCACATATAACATTCATAAGCAAGCGTTTCCAAAGGCCGTATGTGTCTTTAAAACTAATATTCCCGGTTTTTTGTACCCGCAAAGACTCTTTTCTTTCTTCCGGGTCAATATCCATCAATGACAAATTATATTGTGTCAGTAACCGACTAATCGCTGCCGCTGCGGCATTCGCTTCACCTTCCGACCCGATTTTTTGAGCCGATTGTTGAAGGCGCATTAACTTTTTCAGTTTTTCAACTATTTTATTGGGTACTTCTGTTTCCATTGTATTTCTTTTAATAATGTGCTTGAATTTAGAAACCGCCCAAACACAAAAAGGCGGTGAGTATTGAACTTACCGCCTTTTTATCAGCTAATAATAGACCTATTTATTGAATTGTTTATTTAAGAATTAAGTTTATCAATAAATTCATCCAGTCTATCGGTTGAACTATCTGTCATAGATTTAAATGCTTCAATAGCTTTCTGTTTCATTTCTTCCTCAGCTATTTCAACAACATGAATAACTGCTTTTTTTGTCATCTGTGACGTTAACAAGCCCCCGCTTGTTGGTACTCCGTCATTTTCAATGAGATACTTTGCTTTTTCACTTATAATGCTCATAACCGTTTAATAATTAATTGATAATATCTTTTTTATACAACAATGTTACTACGAATATTCGCTATGTACAAATATTCATATTGAATTAGTAAAAAATTAACCTTTATTGATTATAGCGGTAAATCCAACATGTCAAAGAACATTCATTATTTTTAGTTACCATTCTATTATAAATCCATAATCCCCGCGTAGCCATTCCCCTTGATAGACTTTGAACCCTTGTCTTATGAGTTCAAGCTTGCATTCATCGGAGAAGTATATCCAATGCGGGTAGAATATTTTATACTCGTTCCGTTTATTCGCAGTTTCTATATTCCTATATATCTGATCTAACGAGGGAGAGTGTTTTTCTAATTCTATTGCTTTCATATTCTTTAGTTTAGAGTTTCAATCAATAGTAAAACCGCCAGATTTCTCACAAAAATCAATCAAACTTTCTACCTTATCAATGAAATCAGAAGATGGCGGAGAGGCTTTTTTATTAATTGATAAAAGCATATTTCTTTCATCTTCTGACATCTTTTCCCATTCTTCCCTAATTGCTCTTTTCACAAACACATAGCCTTTAAATAGCTTTGCCATTATCTTAGCCTCAGAGGCTGTAACCTTAAAGCCATCATTTGATACGGGCGAGCCTGGCCCACGAGAACCGTTATAAATATAGAATCCTGCACGTGCAGTATTTTCACCATATCCAAACAGGTAACATGCACCTGTTTCATTCAATATTATTGGCCATGTGAATATCATTCCACTGGGAGAGCCTGCATTTTTGTTTTTAGGAGTTAAATCATATCCCATAATAATTCATTTATTTTTAGAATTTAAAAACTTAGAAAGGCATATACGCCCGCATTACACAAAGTGGCAACAATCAACTCCTTATCACCTTTTGCCGGGCCTATATTCAAGCTGTCACTTATATCCGAAGGAATGGTAACAATTTCATCCCCACCAATCAAACAGAAGCCGGCAGAAACAATTTTCATTCCTTCTATGTTTATCATGCTATGTGTTACATGGTCGGGGAAAAGAACCGGCATTTTTAAGCCGGTTCTTTCTTGTTCAAATACAACATACTTCATATAAGCCGATTTTAAAGCGTTTCCGGCACGAATGCCATCACATAGGTTACAACATTACAGGTAACTATTACGCGGCCTGAACCTTTGCATTGTTCGCAAATATGACCGTCTATAATACCGCGACCATCGCACACTTTACAAGCTACCACGTGCGGCGGAATAATCTTTGTTCTTTTTACGCCTTGCGGTTCCTGCATTTCCTTTGCCTTTTTAGGCATCAATCTACTTAATATATTACTCATCTTATTATTCATTTAATCATTATTATTTTCCTTCATCTGCAACCCAGTTGATTGTTACAACCGCTTTTAGTTTCTTCTTTCCTTTACAGACCGGGCAAATCTCCTTTACACTTTCGTGCGTTAACTCATCCATTCCCCAAAACCAACCGTTCCCATGGCAATACCCGCAAGGAACGCCGCCGAATACCACCTGTTCTGTCGGGTGCTCTTTGGGGAAAAGCGGCGGCGAGATTAATAACATTGGTTGTTGTTTGCTCATGCTTCTGTCATTCCTAAAGGTACGCATACCCATGCGCCATTCTCGTTCTTTACTTCAGCCCGGATAAACTGCTTGCTGATTGCCGGTTGATAGGCTTCTTCGATAATTTGAACACCTTCCATAAAACGTTCGTTTCCGGCTTCCTCTGCGATTTTACGCAGTTGCACTACACGACTGGCCTTTAGTGTCCCCTGTGCATCGCGTGCCAACAGGCGAAGCACCATCTTTACAAGTGACTTTGTTTTTTCATCACTGGCAAGCCCTTCGATATACTCTTTAACGATTGCGATACCATCTTCTACCGTATCGCGATAACCATCCGTTGTGTAAACCCCGATAGTTATACGTTTATCACCCTGTGAATTAGTAAACGTGTCGCTACGCTGGCCGTCTTTCTTCAACTTCAATACATCGGCCTTCATTTCAAGAACGTTTCTAAAATCATCCAAAACCGATTGTTTGGTTTCCTTGATACCTTGACTAAGGCACATTAGGGCAGGAACCGTCTTTTCAATGGTTTCATCTACCAAATCGCGGTAAGCCTCGCGATCTCTTTTTGCCTGTTGTTTGGCATTCTTTTTAGCCTGTTCGGCTTTAAATTCATTGAACTGTTTCAGTTCTTCATCCGTCATTTCAACGGCTTTCTTTTCTTCTGTCATAGCTTTATTAATTTAATTGTGAATAATCTTTGTTTTTATCATCTTTCCGCATTATCAGTCGTAGTTTGATACACAGAAGTTCTAATTCTTCAACTGTCAACTTTCCGAACTCCTTACCGGAAATTCGCGGGTTTTTACAGTATGCGTTTACGCGGTTCCAGTCGGTTGTATCAATCCCATTCTTTTGTAAAAGATGAAGGGCAGCCGACCGTTTACGTCTTAATTCCTCGCGGGCAATTTCGCGGGCTTTATATCCGCCTACCTGCTTTTGCATACCATCACACATGGCGTCGTACTCTTTGTCGGTTAATTCCTTCAGGGAAGTTGTACGACCGTCTGTATATTGTTGCACCAACTCCACTTTCAATTCTTCTTTATCCGGCGTTGGCATCCGGCTAAGAAGGGTATAAAACCGGGCATAATTTCGTTTCATATACAATCTTCTTCTGTTAGTCCATATTCAGCCATCAGGGCATCGTGTGAAAGGTTGGTGAGGCGTTCTGATACTTCACTATAAATAAAAGCTTGTTCGCTGAAAGAAAAGCCCTCGGCTTTCTTTATTGCGTCGTTTAAAATTGCTTCAATTACATCATCCATGATTATATATTTAAAATTGTTTATTACTCATTCCAATATTGTGCAGCACCTTCAGCCCATATCGTAAAGTGATTACCCGGCTTTGTGATAAACCGGCCTTTACAAATTGCCCGGAAGCCCTGCACGAATATTTTTACATCAGCATCATAAGCCACCTTTTTAGCGGCCCGACCTTCAGGTTTTACCCCTTCGGCATGGCTAATAAATATCAATAGTTTGTTGCGATGCTTTTCCTTCATGGCCTTATATGTAGCATAAGTAAGCCCGGAGTATTGAAAGCTATCCACAATAGCAATTCCTGCACTTCTCCGTTTTAAAAGGCGTTCAGATAGTTCATTCATTGGTTCCCGGTCAAGTATCTGAAATCTCCCGTTAACTTCATCCATACGGCAACGGTTTAGGCTGTTTTGAAGTGAAAGCCCTGTACTTTCTTCCAAACTATCATAAACCACCTTGTCAAACTGACATAGATACTTTGCCAACTGCATAACGAAACTACTTTTGCCATTACCACTATCACCCCAAATAATCCAAGTACCTGTGCGGTCAGGCGTTCCGAATGCGGCTTCCCATTCATCGGTGAACGGGAAGCTGGGTATATTCATAGATTGTATTTCTTTAGGAGAATAAGCACGTTTCATCCTTTTGCGTATCTACATGCAACCTTGCAACGGGTCGCGGTTACTATTTTGTTAGCTAACTCCAAATTATCCAGTTCTATAATTATCAAACCGACTGTTTTTGCCCGACGTACACAAATATCGCAGGGATATTCGCCTTCATTCCACAACAACAGCACATGCGCGGCATATTGTGGCTCCATTCCGAGTTGATAAATCTTTTTCATCATACTAACCCCACCTTTCTTAATTTTTCAATTTCTGTATATACCCGGCGAAGGCTTCCGCCGGTACGGTTTACGACTTTCATAATTTCAGTCCCTTCAGGCGCATTTAATTTGGCTATCATGGCGGCCTGCGCCTTTAGGAAGGCTTCTCGTTCTTTCCCATCTTCCGGGGTTACTTTGCTATATTTATCACCGTAGCGGGAAAACATTTCTTCATAACCTACTTTTTCACCTTCAATAGAACGGTCTATCTTTGCTTTTAACCCATTAGCCCCCATCATGTACCATGCGCAACAACGTTCCGTAGCGTTCCAAAGGGCTTTCAACTCCAAAAAGGCTTCATATTGCAGGTCGCCCCCTTCATCAAGAATAATTAAAGGGTGTTCCAGCGTTTTCAGATAGAAACACAGGTCGTCGTAAACGTCGCAATACCTACCGTTGTTGTTTACTCCAAATTCTTTCGCAATGAAGCGTATTAGGCGTTGTTTGGTCTTTACCTGTGAACAATCGACATATATAGCGTTCTTATGGTTCTTTACATACAAGCGAGCCGTAAACGTCTTACCTATATTCGCCATATCGCATAACACAGCGGAAACACTACTTTCTTGACACATCGCTAACTGTTCGGTTATATATACGAAGGTCGGAGTTTGTGCGGCTTGCCACTGAATTTCATTATTTAGCGACACATTCAAACGGCGAGCTATGCAAATCCAATTAGTGTCGCTTACCTGTTTGTCGATTTTTCCCTTCTTTAGTACGTTGTAAACGCTGGGGGAAATACCAAGTGCGGCCGCGTGCTTGTTATCTGAAGGGTAATTTTCCCGGTTGGCCGTAATGGCTTCAAGAATGTGCTGTTTAATTTCGTTTGTTACTTCCATGTTATAATATTGTTTTAATGTTATTCTAATGATATTTATATGCTTGCCACCCCTCGACCTTTATAGTCGCTAAATTGGGCTATCAGAGTATCTGCGTCAGTTTCTACGCTTTCAATCTGTACAGGCTTTGCGGTTGCCTTTGCTATCTTTTTAGCTGTTTCCGCCTTCATCACAATAACCGGGGCAATAGCCTCTTTCTTTGTCATTGCGTCAAACTGGCTAATCAGCTTGTTTTGTTCCGTCATTACCTGTTTATCCTTATCTGTCTGTTCAGCTTCCGACGTGTTGAAGGTTCCGACGTTGCTTAACTTATCAAGTAATACGCCATTTTGGTAGATATACACATCACCCATGTTTCCTTCTTCGTCCGGCAGATAGTAGGCATCTACTTGGTTGTTGTTGGGGGCAAGTCGGTCGAGAACTTCCGGGCTACTTAGCCAAAGGTCTGTGTAGTTTACGCGGCAATAACTGTTTCGTCTAATGCTTGTTTCTACGTGTTCACCAATGAAGCGGTATAAAATAGCCTTATCAACCGGCTGCAAAGTCGGGTTCATATTGCTTTCAAGCACCTGCCAGCGCGTCATACCGGGGTATTTCTTCTGATTAGGATGCAGGGAATGATTAAATTCGTAAACATCCGCAATATCTTCCTGAATAAGCTGTTCCCATGTGTAGTACTGTTTTTCTTCGTAAGTGTCGTTATATTCGTCACTTATCTTTTTACTTTCTGCTCTGTATTTCTCATTTTTAGCGTAGAAACGGCCTATTCCTAAATGATTTTTGTGTTCAACACTGCGTTTCTTTGCACCGTTTAAAGGTTCTGCAAACTTTTCCTGTGAGTTTAGCGGGGCACAGAAACGAACAAAGGGGAACATCGTACCGGCTTTCAGAAAACTATCTTTCCATTGGCTCATAAGGTGGTTTTCCACTTCGACTTGCGCCGGGCAATTCCAGCCGTTACGCTCCATAAGGCGGAACATATCGCGGAAGCAATCTACCACTAAATCAACGTTCTTATTACGGTTGTAAGCAAAGCCGACTACGCATTGACTGGCTACGTCATAGGCATAATAAGCCTTTGGCCGCTGTTTAGTATCTTTCAGTTTGCGCGGCAAATCGCGGTCGTCGAATGAAATTTTGCTGAAAGAAAATTCCGGTGCATGGCGGTGTACATGTGGCCGTTCATTGTGCATAAACGTGCTCCAACTCATAAGTTTACTATTTATCAAAACCTGATTTTTAGGCTGGTTCAGATAGTTGTTTATAGTGGATTGACTAAGTTTGATTGGGTTACCTTTCTTATCTACATAATCAGAAGCGTTAAAAACTTCTCCTGTTTCCGGGTCACAAACTTGTAGTTCGCCATCAATAAACATGTTGTACATTTCCCATACATTTTTATTCCACGGCTTATTCGGCAGCGTAGCCAAACTAAGCAATAAATTTTCTATCTGCACACTAACAAGCCTTGTGTTCTGATTACCGAATTTACGGCTTATAAGACTTATATACCCTTTGTCCTGAAAGTCTTTAACCTTTGCCTTAAAACGATTTACCGAAAGTGGTAAAGTGTGTCCGAACTCCTTTTGAAAGAAGCCAATCGCTCCGGTCATTTCTTCCCAACGTATTTTATTATTCTGCATAACCGCCCGTTTCATCTTAACATCATTCATTAAGCGTATGACAGACTGCAAAGCAGAAGCATTCAGGGTGTATTCCTGTTGTTGTTCCATCTCTAAAGGTTTACCGGACGACAAGCGGTAACGAGAATAAAAGCTGCGGGCTGCGTCGTCTACTTCCCAATGTGAAGCGAACCAATTTCTTAATATCTCAACGTCCATACTTCCGTATTTTTGTTCAACCATTTTCTTATACTTATCCGGCAAGCTATCTACGGAAACAAGGGCAGTAACCCCGCGACCTATGCCTTTGCGCACAACCAGCAGTTTCTTGCGATAAACCAGCTGGTCAAAACAACTAACCGTCATTATAGGGGCTTTCGTCGCATCAATCTCGTACCCACCTAAAAGTGGCCGATCATCGCGCGTTAGGTCGTCTTTTGATATACACAATATTTTCCCGTAGTATTCCATAGTATTAAAGCTGAAGGTCGGAAGCTATCTTTAAAACTTCTTGCTGAAGGTTCATAAATTCAGGTATGGTTAATC